TACTTCTAACCCGTGGTGTTCTTTTGGGTAGGTCGTATATTCTTTCGACAACCAAAACTTAACCTTTATTTCTCGCAGGGCTTGGGAACTCCAACCCGTTTTTTTTATCATTTCAGTTAATACCCTTCTTTTTGCTTTCATTTTATTAATTCAAAATCCGTGTTTTTGTAGTCCTCGTATTCTTCCCCAACGGCTTCCCGTATCTTTGCCTTGCAGTTTTTTAAAGTGTTGAAAATCGAACTGCTCGAAATCGTAGTTTCTTTGGCTATGTCTCGTATGCTTAAATCCGTGTCTTTATACACTTCGAATAGCTTTTGGTCGTACCAATGCCAAGAATCCACTTCGTCTTGTACTTTCATTAATAGCTTAAAGTATGCTTCTTCTTTTTCCATTTCGCTTGGTTCGTCTTTAATTACGACTTGTTCGAGCGGGACTTTTTCCAATCGTGAATTACTGCGTAAATGTAAAAGGTAAAGATTCCGCAAAGTAAAATACATAAATCCTTTATTGACTTGACCATTCTTAATTATGTTTTCGGGTTGGCAATACTTGTAAATTCGTAGGTAGGCTTCTTGTACAATGTCTTCAGCAAAAAAATCTTCACCGAAAGATTCGACTACTTTTACCCATTCCTTATGGTCTTTTGCTACTATGTTAAGCCATTCCATTTGTTTAGTTTGTAGTCAAATATAATAATTAATTTCTAATCGCAACAAAAAACAAAAAAACCGACTAAAAAAAGTCGGCTTAATGTTACATTCCCTTGCTTACTCTGTAAACGTATTCGTCCAAGGTTCTTAACGTTTTTATGCTTACCAACGCTCCCGACAAAAATCGGTCTATCGTGTATTGATGCATCTTTAACCCTTTGGACTTTATTTCCTTGACTACTTGGTTTCGTGTTTTGGTAAGGAGAATTTCTTTTAACTCCTTCCGTAGGCTATTATCGTCTATAAACATAATTAAAAGGGTAACGAATCGTCTTCGTCTATTATTTGCGTGTGAACTTGTTTCGGGCTTTCGTTATTGTAAGGTTCGCTAAATGAACACGAAAAGTACTTTGTACCCTTACTTAATTCTTTAAGCCATAAAGCTATTTCCATTTCTTTACCGTTTACGTTTACTTTACCTCGGTAGTCGGGTTGGTTACCTTGCTTTTTGTCGTTCTTAAAAATCGCTCCCGTGTTTTTTTTTGTTTCCATTTGTTATTTATTTAAGTTTATTTCGTGTTCTTCTAAAATGCTGTAAAACTTTTCCCGTATTCGCTCAACTATTAATTGTTCATCTGCGTTTAGTTCTTCGTATTTCCATAGCGTTCTAAGTTCTTTTTGTACTTCCCAAAGTACACTAATCATATCTTGACCTTTAGTAGCGCAATAAAATTCGTGTTGCTCGTCGGGTAAGTCAAATGTTAGTTTTGCTTTCATAGGTTTCGTTGTAGTATTCTTCTGCTTTATCCCAATGTACTAATGCTTTATCAATAGTTACTTTTCCTATGTCTTTTAAATAAGCATCAATTATCTGCTCCTTCTCCATTTCTTTGGCTTGTTTAATGCTATTTTTATACATTAGTTGACTTCCAATATCATCAGGTATTAGAACAGTAATTCTACTTTCCAACCATTCTACTGCTGTTTGTTTCATAGTATTGCGTATTACGATATGCGATAACATTATATTACTTTTATTAACTGATTATAGTATTCCCGACATAATTCGACCTTTTCTTTAATTTGCTCTATTACGGATTCGTCTTTTTGCACAAACCAATACTTTACCCTGCGGTTTTTCGGAATGTGGCTAAACTTGTGCTTTGCTTCTATTTCTTCGCGTAGTTCCTGCGATTCATCTATTAAATGAAACTTCCAATGCGCACGACGTATTTCGTCTTCTACCATTTCGCTTGGAGTGTCTATAAGACAATAAGCTAAAATTGATTCGTTTTTACCCGTTAACCACATATAACCTTGTAACTGATAATAATAATCTTTATTAGGTAATTCGGTTTCGAACCACGGGAACGTTGAAGCATCCCAAGAACTCTTAACGTCTATTAATACTTCGTCCGTGTTTACGTCGGGCGTTCCTTTAATCCATTCGTTTTCAAAAAATTCGTCGTTCTTGTAAATAAAGTTATAATTGAGAACCTCGTTAACCAACCATATCGAAAGGTCTTCTACTTCGTTTCCCTTATCCGTGTAACGTGAACTAAATTCTTTTTTAATGCCGTATTTTTCTTCCAATACTAAATCGTGAACGTAGGTTTTAGCCGTTTCCGATAGCACCTCCCCCGCTTTACGCGGGGTTGCCATTATTTTACCAATTTGAGAAGCCCTGACTTTCATACGTTTTCAAGTAATTTAGCCTGAGCCGTTGTTAATGAAAATTGAGCGTATAAATCTTCCTTAGTGTACTTGCCCTGAGCAATAGCTTCTAAAGCCTTTCCTAATCGTTTATCGTCAATACTAGGTTTCTTTGGTTCGTCTTTTACTTGTTCACCGCTTGCGTCCGTATCTTTGTCCGTAACTAAACCGAGCGCAGAACTAAGCGCGTATCGTCTAAAGTAAGTAACACCGCTACCGAATGATTGGTAATCGTTCATTCCTTTTAACGTAACTTGCGGTAGTATTATTTGGCTTTCTATATTTTCTCCGCTTTCAATGTGAAAAACAAGCGTTACTAAATAGCTTAATCCGTCTTTTGATTGCAACAACTGAGTAAAGCCTAATCCGTGCTTAGCTAATAACGGATTAATCTTTTCAAAAATAGCGGGTAAATCAGCATAAGAATAACCGAAGCCTTGCGTACCTTTGTGAATTACGGGAACTTCTTGTTGGAAGGCTGCCAACGATTTAAATAAATTTTTCATAGCGTATAAATTTTAATTAGATACAAATATAACAAAACCAAATTAAATAAAAATACCTCGATATAAATTTTTTCAAATTTTTTTTTCGATTAGTTCTTTAGACCTTTCAAAGTAAGCCATTAACTCAATGTCATTAAAGGAATTTTCGCGGGGTGTTCTACCTCCTAACCTTATTTCTCCTTTGAGTTTTTTAAGTTTGCCGTAAATTATTCCATCGTAACATTTCCAAATAATTACGGGCTTCGTCTTTTTGTCCATTAGCTTAACTAACTTTCTTACGGCTATTGGTAACGGGTAGGCTTCTTCTATTGTTTTGTTTCTCCCTTTTACTTCTGCGTAACCTATTATTCGTTCGTCTTTAAGTAACTCAAAATCTATATCGTTTTCGTCTAACTTTCTGAAACTTAAATCGTATTCATCGCAAAAAATCGCTATTGCCTCGCATTCGTTTTGTAGGTCTTTAAGCGTTTCAAATCTCATTTATTCTTGTTTTATAGCGTTTAATGATTTCTTTAAGTTCGTCTTTTGTCCACTTCTTTACTTCGTGGGCTTTGGCGTGTAGTTCTATTAATCTTTCAGCGCCTATTCTCTGTTGGATTCCTATTTGGTAGTTAATTAAGTTTCCGTGTTTATATTGATTACACGTTACGCATTGGGCGTGTACGTTATCTTCGTCAAAAGTTACTGCCTTATGTCCACCCATACTGAAATAGTGTCCTGCGTCGTATTTTGCGCCTAACGGCTTTTCGCAACTTATACAAGGTTTATCCTTATCGCGTAGTCGTATGTACTTGTTAAAGGTTATTTGAGCCAATTTCAGAAGTTCGGGAAGCGTTTGGAGTTCGTCTTTTAGTATCTTCTTTTTTTTCTTCCATTGTTTTTCCTTTTCAGTTTCTACCCAAACACGAACGCAATCGGATTCAAAACAATATTTTTGATTAAATCGAACGGGAGTAAATACGGCTTTGCAGTTTTTACACCTCATAACTCCGTGGTTAGGCTTTCTATTTCCGTTTTTAGTTCCTTGTTTTCCAACTTCAGTTCTAAATTGATTCTTTCAAGCCTAAAACAAGTTTGCATAGCTGCCCTATATTCCTTTTCTAAAGTGTGGTAAGCGTTTCTAACGTCGTTTAAGTCTACTAAACTTTGCTCCATAGAATCTATAAGGTCTTTTCTATGGGGGTGTTTTTCTTTTATTTCGTCTACACTTACCCGAACCTTTGTAAAAGTGTGATTTAAAAGTACACTTGCTTTAATTAGTGTGTAATCGTCCATAGTTATTTATTTAAAATCCGTGTTTTATTACTTCTATTGGGTTAACTCCGTACACTTCAAAGCCTAATCCGTAGTTAAAATTACATAAAACTTGCTCATTTAACCCCGTGTGTTTCCCGCCCGTGTCCATATCCTTTACTTTTTCTACTCCTACCATAGTTTTATACTTCATTTCTTCGTGTTTAATTAACCTGTGAATTACAAACATATCGTCGCATCTATTAAGAAAAGCCTTCCCGCCTTCGATATGGTCTTTTAATGGGGGCTTTAAATGTCCTTTCCAATCGCCTTCAGTATATAAGTTGCCACTTCGTCCACTTTCCGTGTTTGGGTGGGTGTTAATATAGATAGTCATACCCGTTCTATTAACGAACTCCCTTGCTTTATTCATAAAAGTGTAGTTCCCTTCGTATGTCATTTCCCTATCTAACCCCGTAAAAGGGTCAATTAACGCAACGTCGCACCCCGAATTTTCAAATATGGTCAAAAGTTCCAACGGCTTATAAAGTTTTGAGTTATCCACGAAGTAAAAAAATTGCTCTAAATAACCCAAGTAACTTTGAATCTGTTGGGCAGTTAGGTTTTTAAATGGTTCACCCGCATACATTTGTATTAAGTCTCTTAATATTTGTCCCTTTTGGTTTTCACCGCTCCATAAACAGAACTTTAATCCGTGTTTTAGTGCCAATACAAGGAAGTACCAATTAATCCAATATGTTTTTCCGACATTATCGTGTCCTAAAATAATATTTAGTTGTTTGCGTTTGAATCGTAGGTAGTCATCTAACCCGCAACCTATCCCCAACCCTTCTTTAATCTTCCCTTCTTTGTAGTCTAATAAGTATTTAATAGTATCTCCTTGTTTAGTCAGCATTTCTGTAATCTTTAGTGTCTATGTAATTTTTCATTTTTTGAACGTAGTTATAAGCCTTCATATCGTCGGATAATTCTTCGGGTTTTTTTCTGCCAAGGTAAGGTAAAGTATTTAATAAAGTGGACTTCCAATTTTTAATCGGTTTTTCTTTTCCCTTTACATTCGTACACCAATTATTAACTTTCCAACTTTCGTACTTCAATCTAACTTCTTCCGTATTGATATCTGAAATTTGACTAACTGCATAAGCTATAAAATCTTCGCAAGAAGGTATAGTATTATTATCTATTACTTTATCTCTTACTATTACTCTATCTCTTACGGCATCTTTCGCATCGGTTGGCATACGTTCGGATGCGGTCGCATTCCATCGCTTTTCTGCGTTTGCTTTATTCTGCGCTCGTTTGTTTTCGTACTTAACTAAATCTCTTTTAAGCGTTTGCTTAATTGGTTCAAAGGCTATCTCAGTTACAAAATCGCATTCGGGGTTTTGGTCGTTAACGTA